AGTCCGTTTTCAAAGAAGCATCGGTGGCTTCCTTTGCTTCTGGTTCTTTGTCTTCAACTTTAGGTTGAACTTCTTTGGCTTCCGCAGATGCCTTCAAATCTGCATTCGCGGCTTCCAAATCTTTAATTTTGCCTTCCTGTTCGGCAATCGTTTCTTTCGCTGCATCCAATTCATTGACTAACTGTTCAATGGTTTTTTCGCCATCTTTTGTGTTAACCAAGATGTCTGAATCTAAAGAAACCTTTTCTTTTTTGAAACAAAACATTGTGCCTTCCTTTTGATTATACAGTTCGCCCTCTGAAACGAAATAGTCGTCATCGGAGTTCTTCCATATCTCAGTCCCATTATAGCGCGGATTTTTAACTAACGCAAGATGCTTCATCTCGCCACCAACAATCCGCTTCTTGTATTGTACATTATTCACGTCGGTCCCGTCAGTTGTTAAGTCTGCTCTGTAGCCGCACGAAACATACGGAACGTTTCCTTCGTCAATTTTCTTTATTGCCTTGGAATCCCAAATACAAAAACTGCAGAACCATTTGCCGGTTTGGTCACAACGCCAAACGTCTGTAACCATGCCAACGGCCTTTTCTTTCATGTCTTTTTCGTCCAATATATCTTGGTGGCCAATAATAACCGGCTTTAGTTTTAAGGTATATGCGAAACTATCAAGCGCTTCTTGTTCTAACAAGTACAAACCGTCTTTGTAACCAACTGCGCCCGCTTCAATAAATTTGCATGTGTACATTGCGCCGTGCGGCACCTGTTCCTCATTGAACGTTGGTGCCTTACGTGCTTCATTCTCTTTTTCAAAATAACTCATTACTTACCTCCAAACCCAGGTTTGAACACCTGCTTCGCCATCGGGTCTGCAACGAACGATTCTTTTTCTGTTACGTCAATTCCTAACAGGTCGTATTTGTTAACGGCTTCTTGCCATTCTTTGTTTGTAATACGGCCCCAGATGTTCGCTTCGTTCAAGTTGGCTAACTGCAGGGTTTTCATCTTCCATTTTTCGTATTCACTTACGCGAATCAGACTTTCCCAATAAACGTCAAAGTCCAAGGTTTTTTCAAGAACCTTACGCCCAACCACTTCCAGCACACGAATCGCGCCAGGAACAGAAGGAATGCGAACGTCCGCTTCAACTGTATCTGCATACGTTTCACGGTCTGCATCCCCAGAGTTAAATCCAGCAGGCGATGTGCCATATAACTTGTTCATTGTAATACGCGCATCAGATGCAGCATCTACGCGTGAATCTATTTTCAAATCGGCCAAGCCATTAAAGTGGATTTGCTTTTGCGAATATTCGTCTTCAGAATCCAGCAAGATTGCTTTCATGTAATTCTTTAGTGTGGACGCATAACCAACGCGCTTTGTAATTGCTTCCGTTGCATGTTCGTCCTGAAGCGCGTCGTTCAAACCATAGAAACTGAAAATGTCCATTTTGGCTTCATCTAAAAGTTCAAAGATTACATTTTCATTCTTAATGCTTTTGTTAAGGGTGCGAACCAACGGTTCCAAAATACTCATGCCCCACCCGCGGCCAACCGACCTATATAATGGCGGGAACTCTTTCCCCTTAAACATAATAACGCGGCTTTTATGAATCTTATGCCCACGCAACTGGAATGGCGTATCGGACAACCAATCAACTGGATTTAATTGACCTTCGCCCATATTACTGTTACTTATTTCCCAACAGTCTGTTGCGTAAAAATCCAAATCTGTATCTTTGTTAATATCTTCCAGGCGCAACGGTAGTGAAGGGTCGCGGCCATCTAAAATAACCAACGCGCTTCCACCGAACAATCTTTTCCAAAACAATGCCTGTTGGAACTTTTGCCAAACTTCGTTGCGTTCCAAATACAATTCAATCATTCGCGCTTCTTCACGCGGGATTTGCTGACGGAAGTATTCGTCGCTAGACTTCTTTAATTTTTCGTCTACCTTCCCCTGTTCCTTTTCCCAGGCTTCACGCTTTTTTTGCTGTTCGACTTCAAAGTCTTGTTTTTGCTCGCCAGTGTTATTCTTTTTATCGTTTTCGTTCATTAACCAAAAACGAAAAGGGTTACGTTTCACACGTGGCTTCGGCCCATCAGGAACAACTTTCTTTTCATAGGCATTAAACTTTAACCCGCCACGGAAAGCGTCTAAAACTGGAACTTCTATTAACGATTGAACCAAACCGAACTGTTGGTACAAATAACTCAATAATGAATAATTTAATGTTATAAACTCACCACGCACCTGTAATGCTAATGAAGATGTGGCATTTATTTTGTTGGGCGATATAGAACCGCCACCGCGCCGTGCGTTAGTAGGGACAACCCCAGCAACCAGATTCTGCATAGAGTTTTCTAATTGTTTAACATCTGTAACTTTAGTCTTTTTAGTTGCCATGTCTTTATCCTTCATCTGCTATTGTAATCATTATTTGACTTTTTACAAGACAATAGTTATCATTGCATATATGAGCATATCCGGTCCATGTTTTTGTCCGATAAAAAACGGCAGGCCATTTAATAAATATGAATTGGTCTGGGTGGTTAAAACGCCCAAAGGCGTCAAAACAACAAAGTTTTATTTGCGGACTTTAAAGGGCGCAGAACTATATTTGCAGTATTTGCAACAGTTGGAAGGGAAAGATATTATTGAAGCCGCCTTGCGCTCCACAAGGGTATATAAGTGGGAAAAGGACGAGTATAAACGCTTCATGGAAGAAATAGATTGGGAGACATTACCAAATGCAGTTAAGCGTTTAAAGGTAATAACAGAAACAACATTTGTAGAAACAAGGATTAACAATGAATAAAAAAGTAGCAGAGTTGGCCGCCAAGAATATGGAAGCCGAAGCAGAAGCCATCAAAGAATATTTGCCGCTATTAGATGCCCTAATGGAAGCGGGCGACATGTCTGGCGCAGCAATGGTTAAAGAAATTATTGGAGACGAAAAGAACCACCAAAACCTATTACAGGTAATTCTTATGCACCACGATGGCTCTATTCCTATTGCATCAGACGATATGCTGGCGACATTCAAATATTTAGGCCAACACCTGAAAACAGAATAAAATAACCCCCCGAAAGGGGGCTTTTTATAAATACTCAAAGAATAGTATTTCTGGGTAACGCTGCATGAATAATTTCTTTTTGATGTTATAATCTGGCTTTGTACGTGTAAATGAACTCTTTACGTCTTCCGCAATCCACTGCCCATCCTTGCAGTAGTAAAAATCCGCCACCCAAGACGTAGCACGTATTTTTTTGCCCTGATATGTAAATGGGTCTATTAAAACAAATTTAACCTGCCGTTCAAGGCCAGTAATTTCGTTCCTAGCAGCCATTCTTATTAGTTCTTCCCCACGTTCCGCTTCTTTCTTTGAGTCGTACACAACCCCATTTAAAACCGTTTTACGCGCATTGTATTTGTTTTTCCTTGTAAACCTCATATAAATATACTCCCTGTCTTCATGTTAAACGCAATTTCACATGCGTCGCCTGTATTATCGATAACTTCGTCCTTCGGGTTCTTGTCGTTAGGGTTGTAAGCCAAAAATTCTGCCCGAATTGGCACAAAGTTTGGGTCCGATTCCCTAAAATACACCCTTCCGGCTTCCATCCACGTCATTGCGCTTTCAGCACGGTTCATTTTGTTCTTTTTTGCGCCACGTTGCAAGGGAACAATCGCCATTGCAGGGCATTCACGCTTCATATCTTGTATAAAACCAAGCCCAGAAAGTGTGTTTTCAACATAAACACGCCTACATTGCCTATAAGCAGCCGCACAGTGCAGGAAAAACTCCATGCAGTACTTCTTTGCATCAGGGCTTTCCCATTTCCCCATACGGCTACGCAGCAAATAAAGGTTATTATCTTTAGCCAGCCCCCAGCAACAGAACAAACTCTTGTCTCCATTGGTGGTAAAACCAAAGTCAGTAGTTATAAATACCTTCTGAAACGCTTCAGGATTGGTTCTGTACGTGCGAATCCATTCTTCATGGAAGTATAACCCAGCATTTGCTAAAGGCTTCTGCTGATACATAGCAGCAAATAGGAAAGGATTTGTTTTGGCAATCTTTTCCAATTCACTCTTCGGGTAACGCTTGGGATAAGTAGATTCCCCATTTTCATCCAATGCAGGTATTACAAGGAATTCCCATTCATTTGGTTCAGTTTTCTCTGCCCAGCCGGCAAAGTCTTGCTCACAATGCCGCTGTAATATGCAAATAGTTGGTGTGGTAGGTGTACGTCTACGTGTAGCCAGTTTGCGCTGGTATGTTTCAGGTGCCTCAATCTGCTCATGAACGGATGTTCTTACTTCTGGGCTGTTTATATCGTCCAACAGCAAGGCCCCACTAAAAGGCAAAGGACTAGCAGGATTCCCAGCGTCCAAACCAAGAATCGCACTCGAAATCGTTCCAGCGGTAAGGCCACTACGAACGCCTCCACTAATAAGATGATAATTAAGCACAGATTTGTCATTTGGGTCCATCTCCCTCCCAAACAGTTCTTCCCATTCAGGTGTCATCATTAAGTTACGCGATTCGCGCGACAGTTTCTTAATCAACCTTTCGCCATACGCTATGTAACAAAACATGCAATTCTTATCACGTGCGAAACACCAGGTAATAAAATATTCCAATAACAGACTCTTCCCAAAGCCAGGGTAAACATTTATCATCAAGTTACGCTTCGTGTTCTTTCCTTCCGCGTATTCTTGTAACTTCCGACACACTTTAATGTGGCCTTCAGTCATATCATAAATGCCACCCTGTGCAATGGGATGAATCCATTTCACATATTCTACGAAGTCCAGCAAAAGCCGCTTGGCTAATTCGTATTTATCGTTCATTTATTCTAGCCATTCAGATATGCACTGGTCAATTGTATAGCCCTCGTTGGCATACCATATCATATGCTGCAACAACATCCCATACTTGTTAGCCCAGAACGCAACCAATTCTCTTTCCGTTTTAATTGTATCTTCGGCCAAACGAATTTTACCATGCAAATTCTTTATTACATCTTCTTGACTAAATTTTTGTTCGCGTTTCTTCGCCATTTTTATTTCCCCTTTTTACGATTAACCCAGAATTCTACGTATGTTACCGCAGAAACCAAGAACGCCGCCGTGGCAGCAACAATAGCGGAAACGTCCAACCCCCATACAGAAGCAATAGCCGTAATAGGCGCCGCAACCATTTCCAATGTCTTTTTAATTTTTTCAATCATTGTTCACTCCATTTGTTTTATCATCAACCCTTAAGTCAATGACGTCCTTTAAACCGCCAACAACACCACCAGTCTTGGAAGAGTTGTTAACAGTCACGTTGTTAACCTGTACATTCGGCTTCCAGCCTTCAGTACGTTTAGCAGCGCTAGCCGCCTTGGTCAAACCTAATAACATGTTACTTATCTGAATGAGTTCTTTAGTGTCTAATTCATCAATGTTCTTTGTTCCGCGCTTCGCTAACTCACAAGCAATATTAGTAATCGCAGAAGAAATAATCTCGGCAGCAGTATCACCTTCGTAGCGCTTGGCAATTAAACCTTCCAATAATAACACTTCAGCAGTATCAGAAGCATTCTTCGCTTTCATTACACGCGCATTCCACGCATCAGTAGCAGCAACACGCATCGCTTCCTTATAGGTGTCAGTCTGCTGATACGCACGCATAACTATACCACTGCGCCTAAAACGCTCCTTGTTCGCTACAGCCTTGCTTTCATATTGCGAAAAATCTACGCCAAAGTTGTTGGCCTTGTTCCAACCGTTTACAGTAAAATCTTCAGGTAGTTTCTTCCCGTCAGTTTTCATATAAAAATCTACCCCCGTTCTCGCAGGTTCTTACCATTCGTTAATTAAATCATATACCCAGCCGCTCATACTAGAATACTGTTCCAACCTAGACGTAGCACTGTTTCTTCCCAGGTACATCTTAACTATAACAACATCATAACACTTTGTCAAGCACACTACAACAATACATCGCTCGCTTACCATACCATACCCCCCCCCCC